ATTAAGTTCAGGTGGGGCTCTAAAATAGAACTCCACAGACCTAAGACGACCCACTGCCTTGTCGAAGCCCTCCTTAATGGAGACTTTCAAGTTGGCAGCGTCGTCCAACGCGCAGTTGCTGAGGAGCTCCAAGCCCTCACGTTTCCATTGATCGTGAGAGGAAAGGACTTCCTTAAGCCAACCGGCTGCCGCCGGGTCCAGCAACGATTGCTGACTGGACCCAAGGGGGCCGATGCCTAGACCCACAATCAGCTTCTCTAAAGTCGCTGAAGAGAGGGTCACAAGCCATTGCGTGTGATGCGTCAATGAGACTGCTGGGAGGATTGGCAAACCAATTCCCCCGTAACTCACAGGCGCTCCCACAGGGAGACCTAGTCTTCTGGCTGTCATCCACGTATAATAATACGGGGATAGTTTCCAGAAGAACTTAGGAACTCTTTTAGTAGGCCGAGTTGGGTCACCACCACAGGACTCACATTGTGAGAACCAGGTCACGTGGCCCTTCGACCCTCCCGGTGGGGCAACTAGTACTGACAGAGGCCAGAATGGTATTTCAAACCCACTATCAGTGGGGACCTCTGCGATGAGACCAAACTGCGGGTGCCAAAAACTTTTAGGTTTTGACACAACCGCTGCCAGCTCGCCCAGCTTCACATGGTAAAGCTGTCGCCTTGGCAAGGTCCATCGAGGGAGCAGCGCATCGTCGCCTACTCCCTTCAATACTGGCTCATGGCGTTTTAACCCACGATGTCTCCTCCTACTCTCATATTGGGTGTAGGGGAGCTCGTTAAGGACTTGTTCAGCCGCACATGCGGAGACAAGCATCAACGGGGGGAAAGATGTGGGATCACCCATCATCTGCCCAGTTGATGTTAAAACACCATCCCTTGTGTTTAGGTACCGAATCCAATCATCCCAAATTTTTAGGATGACGGAACCGTGCCCAAACGGGTAATCCCTAACATTAGAGACAAATTTGTCATCTAAGAGGGGTGCTCTCGGATAAGCCTGGAACAGCTTAAGCGGACCAAGGTGTGACGGAATATCATCTTCTTCCGCCAGACCAATAATCCTCTTGCTCCCAAACAGCAAAGTATAATACTTTCTGTAAGGGGAAAGCTGTGGACATCTGTCCGCAAGCTCTTCATAAGCTGCCCTGGTAAGCCACTCGGGGTGCA